CGTTTGCTATCATAAAAAATGTAATGATTTTAATCGGAGCGTCTTTACTCTGTGTAGTCGTTGGCTATTTGTTAACAACATATGGATGTAAAGAGGCGGTGTGTTAATGCCCTTGTATGAAGTAGCGATTTATAACAAAGTAGTAAGGGATACTGTTCGGTCTGGCGGGGATGTTCCAGAATACTTAGACCCTAAATTTGAGTCTACTCTTTACTATGCAAGAGAAGCTCGTAATCGCCAAGTGTTGGACGCTAAACTAGAACGTGAATTTAAATCAATTGATGGGTACGTAGTCGAGTGTGTAGAAAAGATTGCAGATTAAATGAAAAAAACTGTAACCGAACTATCTAAAGACTTAGAAGCACATGACCTCGTATGTAGCGAACGGTCAAAAAACATTGAACTGCAATTCGCTGGAGTTAACGCACGGTTGAAACGATTAGAAGTTATCATTATGACCACAACAGGTGCTATAATATTGTTGCTTGCTACTGTAGTTATTCAGGGGACATAGCTTATGGAACTAACAACATCTCATGCTTTGCAAGGTCTTATTATGTTAGCAACTCTGGCTAGTGGCTATGCAATAGTTAAAAACAACCTTAGTAGAGTTATGCAAGACTTAGCTAACTTCCATAAAGTTTTTGATAAGTATAAGTCAGATTTTGATGACCGTTTGGATGATGCCGAATCACAAAGAGCAGTATTTTCTAGCCAGATAGATGTGTTAAAACAGATTAATTCTGTAACAGCTTTAGCTGCAAGCAACCGTGAAATGGCTACAATAAAAGAAAGGTTGTCGGTACTAAAAGCCGAAGTTGAACATCTTAAAAGTATTCATAATGGGAAACATCCGAGTATTTGATATGACAGTAGCTCAAGGAATAGCGGGACTAGTAAGTGGGATAACCGTAGGTGAATTAATTATTTGGGTTACTATCCTTGTTCTTTATTTTAAAAGGAAAAAAGATGCTTAAAGTTTTGTTTTTAATGGTACTATTAGTAACTGTAGGTGGTTGTGTTAAATTACCCAACTTTCCTACGTTTTTTAGTCATCAAGACTTGTTAGATCAAGAGCGTGAAATAGACAGTAGTTTTAACCAACGGAAGGAGTAAGTAACAATGGCCAAAAATCAAAAACATTTCTTGCCAAGTGGCAGAGAATATACAGGCGCTACCCATAAGGATAAAAAAGGTAAGTTAATGTCGGGCAAAACTCATACTAAGAACAGTAAATTTCTTAAACACAGTAAGCCAAAAGGAACTGCGTGATGTACCACAGTAAACCTACTATTAGAAAAAAGCCAAAGTTAGCTGCAGCACTAAAGAAGAAAAAACCTAAGGTACTAAAGAAAACTATGAAAGCGTAAAAGGAGTTTTATTATGCTTAGTTTACTAGGATCAGTGTTGGGATTCGGCACTAGTTTTTTGCCTAAAGTCATGGATTTCTTCCAAGACAAGCAGGATAAAAAGCACGAGCTATCACTAATGGATAAGCAACTAGAGCAACAAATACAAATCGGACAGCAAAAGATGCAGATGATGAATATTACTGCTGATATAGCTGAAACAGAAACACTGCACAAAGAGCATTCAAGTATCACTCAGAAGTCTAGCCAGTGGTGTATAAATTTGAGTTCTAGCGTTCGCCCGATAATAACCTACTGTTTATTTATTGAGTTTGCAGCCCTTACTCTGTCTGTGAACATGGGATGGATGGATCTGATTCAATACGCAACTATATGGAACTCGGAGTTTCAAGCTATCTGGGCAGCAGTGGTGTCTTTTTGGTTTGGTAGCCGTAGCTTTAATAGGAAATAGATTGGAATAGCCACAATGGTATTGCATATTAATGAAGCCGGTATGGAGCTCATTAAGCACTATGAGGGATGGAGGGAATCTCCCTACCTTTGCAGTGCGGCAAGGCCAACCATTGGCTATGGCAGCACATGGGATCGTAATGGCAATGCTGTTACCCTTGACCATTCTAATATTACGAAGAAGCAGGGCGAGTATCTGCTCCTCCGTGAAGTGCGCCATTCTGAGGAAGCAATTAGAAAGCTTATTAAATCGGAAGTAACAGAAAATATGTTTAGTAGTTTGTGTTCATTCATATACAATGTAGGCAGTGGAAACTTTCAGAAGTCTACGTTACGTATGAAATTAAACCGTGGTCAGTATGAAGGTGCAGCAGATGAGTTTCCTAAATGGCGTAAAGCTGGCGGTAGAGTAGTTAAAGGTTTAGTGCGTCGCCGTAAGCAAGAACGCGAGTTATTTTTAATGTAGGAGAGTACGCCATGGCTACGCCACAAAAAGGTAAAGCAAAAGTTAAAATTACCAAATCTGGTAAAAAAATTTCTTATGGACAAGCCGGTAAAGCTAAAGGAGGTGGATCAAGAGTAAAGCCGGGAACCTCTAAAGGTGATAGTTACTGCGCAAGAAGTTTAGGTATAAAAAAAGGGCTGTCTAAAAAGAAACAAAATAATCCAAATACTCCTAACAACTTATCGCGTAAACGTTGGAAATGCTCAGGAGCAAAGTCTAGGAAATAAAACCTCTCACTGCAACACAACAATGAGGGGGGCTAGTAGTATCAGCAAAGGTTGCACATAAGCAGAGACCCTACAGCATTATATATTAACATTAAATCAGTTGCCTTTCATGAATAACCTAAGTTTTGTTAATGCCGCGTTGAACCAGCGAAAACTTATAACGCTGGTGGCTGAGATTTCTGACACGCTATCGACATACTCGACTGAGCCGTCGTTGTACCTATAAATAATTGACGTTAATTTTTTAGTCATTGCCAGCTTTTTCTTGGCTGCCCATTCCACATATCAGATCGTACTCCATAGTCTCTTGCATTGCCCTGCGTTATTCTTTCTACCCACACAGTAACATTGTGCCCTTTATTTGCCCAGTAGGCCTGTATATTTAAAGCTGTTTCTAACGCCATTTTTTTAGTAATGTGTTTTCCTGTTTGTTTTTTCTTTTCTTCAGTCATTATTTTTCCTAATAATTTTTAAACCTAACGTTTTCAAACTGCTCACCGTCAAGCAAAGTTTCCCACATTACGGCAGGTGCTTTTTTGCGCTCGCTACGAATTTGATCCATTTCTTTAAGTGCTTTTTGTTCTGCTGACTCTATTCTTTGGGCTTTAGTTAACCCCATTTTAATTTATCCTTATCATGCAATTCAAGTTCTATGCCACGAGCCGCGGCAACTCGCCGTTCTTTCATAGGCACAGATACTTTACGTTTCATAGTATATTCATGAGTTTTATTTAAGTAAGGTTCTATAATAGGAGTATGTTTTTTTTGTTTAAACAAATTAATAAACCATTTCTTCAAAATATACATTTGAATGATACCCCAGTATTATAAAAGTTAAAATAAAACCTACAAACAATGCTTTCATTTTATCACCTATTTGTTAATAAAGTAAATTATTAATTATAATTATACGCACATTTTTCATTATGTAAACTTTCTTTTTGTTTTATTTTAAGCTTAAACAGAGTAAACTACAATATGGCTTTTTCAAAGATACCAATTGCTAGCGGTTTACAGTCTGACAGGTCTGACTATTCATCAGGCCCAGTATGGGTAGATGGAGATAAAGTTCGTTTTCAGCAAAACGAGCCAGAGCCTATTGGCGGCTGGGAAAGTTATTCTAATTTTAATGTTTCTGTAGGATCACCTTCAAATACTCATATTTGGAGAGATTTAACAGGAAATGACTTAATGGCTGTAGGCACAAATGAAAGACTGTTTTTATTTAAAAACGGCGAACAATTTGACATTACTCCTGTTAGGGCCACAAGCTCAAACCAAAACAATTGTTTTACTACCGTAAATGCATCTGCTACTGTTTCTGTAGTAGATACCTCGCATGGCGCATCTGCTGGCGACTGGATTATAATCGGGTCTTCTGCAGCGGTAGGGGGCATTACTCCTGACGGCTATTACCAAATTGTTGTAATTACTGATTCTAATAACTATACTATCACGCATTCTTCTGCTGCTTCAAGTGCAGTTTCTGGCGGAGGCGGCGGAGCTACTGATATAACATATCTTTTAGCTACAGGTTTTGCCTCGTCTACGCCAGGGCTAGGCTGGGGTGCAGACACATTTGGAACAAGCACATGGGGAACTGCTAGAACTACATCTAATATTTCGCTTGAGCCTAATATATGGTCTTTTGACAACTGGGGAGAAGACCTTATTGCTGTTAGAAGAGGCGGCTTAATGCATTACTGGGACGCAAGCAATGGGGCAAACACTAGAGCTATCGTGGTTAATAATGCTCCTGCTACTTGCAGTTTTTCTCTTGTATCTGTGCCTGATCGCCATTTAATTGCTTTTGGGGCCCATGACGGATCTAGCACTGATCCTTTAAATGTTGCTTGGGCTAATCGTGAAACATTAACAACTTGGGCACCTAGTGCAACTAATACTGCCGGGAATCAAAGGCTTCACTTAGGTGATAAAATAGTTGCCGCTATTCAAACTAGAGATCAAATTTTAATATGGACTGACGAAGCTTTATTTGGAATGCTTTCAAATGCAGGAGAGTTTGTTTTTTCATTTAGAGCTTTAGCTACAGGTTGTGCAGCGGCTAGCCAAAACTCAGTGGTAAATCAAAACGGTTTAGTATTTTGG